CTGCCGGAGGTGCTGCTGCCGGAGGTGCTGCTGCCGGAGGTGCTGCTGCCGGAGGTGCTGCTGCCGGAGGTGCTGCTGCCGGAGGTGCTGCTGCCGGAGGTGCTGCTGCCGGAGGTGCTGCTGCCGGCGCGTTCGTGCCGCCCAGTGTCTTGCCTGTCGGCCTGGCCTTGCCCTCGCTAAATAATCTTTTAGCGTCGATTGCGCTTACAATGTTGTACTTTCCGTTTTCATCAATTATTTCAACGTCTGCTTTGTAAGACGCGGCGTTGTTGAGGAACTTAATAGTTTCGTTCAGGTCAGTTTTAAACCAGTTGTCGTACACGCCTTTAGCGCCAGCTACATCCCCAGACTTAATTAAACGAAGCACCTCATTTCTAACCCTTGGCTCAACGCCAAACGCAGCTGCGGCTCCGGGGCCCTCCGCCCCACCAACGGCCGACGTAAGCTCCGCCGCTTGTCTCTTTGCCTGCTCCTGCGCAGCTCTGCTTTGCGCGATCTGTGTCTGAAGCTGGAACAAGTTTGCGGTCTGCTCCTCTCGCTCCTTTGCCCGTCGCGATAGTGCCGCGGTCGGGCCCTCGATGCCACCGGACCACCAGGCGGCGGCGTCCTTCATGGCCTCCATAAAGCCCTGTTGCTGGATCATCTTGTTTACGTAGAGCTGCTCCATGGAGGACAGAACGCCCTCGCTCAGCGGAACGTTACCGGTCGGCAACCCAACGGCGTAAGGCCCCTTGCCCTGCACTGGTTTAACCTGTGCCGTGACAGGTGTTTGCTCTTCTGTCTGTCCGCCGTTGTCGAAGTACGAGAGTCCGCTCATTGCCATTACTCCCAAAACGAGTAGTCAGGGCTCTGGTAATTGCCTGAGCCATCGTTAGGGTACTCGTCAACAAACGAGCCGGTGTCACCGCCGTACAGGTTGTCCTGCTCGTATGACTCGTCTGGGTATGCGCTGGCGGGGGACCATACCAGGTTCCCGCTGGAGTCGTAATAGTTACCGCTGATGTCAATTGAGTACTGCTGGCCGTCTGCCCCGGTGACAAATGTCAGGCCGGACTCAGAGTCAAAGACGGCGCCGGATTCTGGGCTGGTGTGTGACACGGGCGGAAGCGCTGACTGGTTTGGCTTGTTTATGCCTAACGCTGTAAGCCCTCCCTTGATGCCGAGCTGTTCAAGTAGGCCCTGGCTTTTGATAGGTTTGCCGCTGGGGTCGGTGAGGACGTTGCCCTTGGCGTCTCGCAGGTAGTCGCCGGTGAGTGATTTCATGCCGCCTGACAACCCAGACAGCAGCCCCATAACCTGGTTTAGACCGCCGAGCTGTACCGACTTGGTTACGTTTTGTTCAGGTTTTATCCCACCCAGAATGTTAACAAGATTTACTAAGTCGGCGTACGGCTCGTTCTGCTGGTACTTGCCAGTCTCAAGCGCGGACTTGACCATTTCCTGGCCGATGTCGCTAAGGCCGGCACCTGCCGATACGCCGTACTGCTGTGCCTGCAGCGCGGCCTGCATCTGCTTCTGTGCCAGGTCTGAATAGGCCTTGCCGGTTTCTCTCGTAATGCCTGATAGGTTCATGCGGCTCCCAAGGCCGCCGCCTGAGATTGCCTTCGCCGTCTCCTCTGCCTGGATGTCTGGCAGGATCTGCTTTAGGTAGTCGGACTGTGCCGCAAACAAACCACCCAGCGGGGTGGACACGTCTGGTGATACGGTCTGTGCGCCGGTGGCGTCCGTCGATACCAGCCACGGGTTAGCGGCCCCGCTCCCAATGGTCTGCAGTATGTTCTGGCCCGCGGTAAACGGGCTGCCGGTGCCGAACGCACTGACCGCGGACTGTGCCGCGGTATCCGCCAGGGCGGGCGCGTTTACGCCAGTGGCCTGGTTGACAAGGTTCTGCTGGGCGGATGAGTACCACCCAGGCATCGACGTCGATGACGTTTCTTTGTTTGTGACTAGATCGTTAAGACCGGCCATTTTTTCCTACCTTCTTCTTTGCTTTCTCAAGATACGAGAGGGGCCCCTCGCTGTCTGGTGGTAACTCGCTTGGTTTGGTTGATCTCTTGTGGTTTCTTATTGCTGCCATAAACTCATCCAGTACCTTAGCTCCAGCGTCGTTGTCGCCGTTTCCAAGGCCAGACACAACATCAGCAGGGATGACAAACTCGCCGCTTGCCAGCATAGCAGGCACGCTATCGCTGGTGCCATCTCCGTCACCTTTGACGTAGCGGTTAGCCAGTGAGGCGCCTCCCTCTGAGTAGAACTCCGGGTTGTGGTCAATGTGTCCACCTTTCGCGTACTCTGTTGTGTACCACGGAGATGCGTCAGACAGCGCGTCGCTATCGTCTGGGTTGAAGAACCCTGAGCCCTGCTCAAGCGTGGCGCGCTCCTCCTCCGTCATCCAGCCGCGCTGCTTTACCTCGTCCATGATCCTCTGGCGCTCGTCTGCCTGGGCGTTGATGTAGTTATCGTCCTGGTTGATGAAGCTGCCGGCAAACCCCAGCCCGCCCAGCTTGTCGTCGGTGCCCCAGTCCTGTCCTATGTCTGGGTCCCACAGCTCAACGACCGTGCGGTCTGTCATGTCTGACATGTCCGGCTGTCCTGTTTCCTGCGAGGAGACGGGAACGGTGTCGATCTCTGCCTCGCCCTCGATGTCTATGTCCGGCTGCTCTTCGTTGATAAACTTTCCGGCAAACCCCAGACCGCCAAGCTTCTGGTCTGTGTCCCAGTCTTCGCTTATGCCCGGGTCCCACAGACCGATCGGGGTAAAGTTTTCTTCCTGCTCGATGTCTTGGATGGTAAAGCCGGGACCTGGTATGTTGGTATACCCAAGGCCCGTCAAGCTCTCTGAGACGCCAGGTACGCCGGCCAGTGCCATCGGCCGATCTCTAAACCTTGCACCCATCGGGCTGGGCCTGTCCGGCGTCATGCCGCCCATGATTTGGCGCGTCAGGGCGTTGGTGAACTGGTTTTTGAAGTACTTGCCCGCGGCGCCGGAAACGTCCGTCTGGGGTCCCTGACCGGTAAGCTCCTGGCCCTCGCTTCGGTTGCCAACGTTGTCGACCTCAAACGGGTCAATTGATGGCACCTCTGGTATGCCGGCAAGCTCCTGGCCCTGCGTTACGTTTCCGACGTTGTCGACCTCGTACGGGTCAAATGCTGGGGCCTCTGCGTAGTCGGTTAGGATGTTGTCCGGGCTACGGTTGTACATGTTGTCCAGCTCGTAGCGAATGTCTTCGGCGTTGGAGGCTATCTCGTTTTGTACTTCGGGCGGGGCCTCGTTGCCAAACTGGTCCACCATCCGGCCCGCGGCGTTTACGCCGTAGTTAACACCGGTACGTACGGCGTAGTTGCCGAGCGCGTTGATCATGGCCTGGTCAATGTCTCCGCCAGACAGCGCGGCCGCCGTTGCGCCGGCCGCAACAGAACCAGCGGCTCCGCCCACCGTGCCACCGAACGTACCGCCCAGCATGTCCCCGCTCTGCAAGGCAAGCATCGCCGTCTGCTGAGACCCAATGTCCGTGCCGTACTGCGCAGCGGTGCCAAACTGGCTGCCGACGTAGTTGCCAACGCCCTGCGCGACGTATGATATCGCCGCCGATTTAAGTGCGTCCTCAAAGTCACCGCCCTGTGCCAGCGTGTTTGCGGCGTTGATGGCGGGTATCCAGTTAAGTGATGCCCCTCCCGTGGCCGGCGCCGCCGCGATTGCGGCGATGGTGGCGATCGTCGCCACCGGGTTCTCAAGGGCGTTCTCTACTACGTTGCCAACGGCCTCTCCTACGTCCGAAACGACATCGGCCGCGACCTCTACAACGTCACCGACGGCGTCACCGACGGCCTCTACTACGTCACCGACTGCTTCAAATACCGCGGCCATTATGCACTTCCCTTAACGGCGCTCAGCCCGTTCTGGTCGGAGCCTAGGTTTACGGTGACAAAGAACCCACCGTCCTGCGTCCTCTTGACCTGGTAGCCCATGCCGGGGAATGGCGGGTTGCGTGAGATGTACTTGAATATGTTCAGGATGGAGGAGTCGTAGAATGTCGACACCATGGCACGAAACCCCATGGACCGCATGGTCTCGGTAAAGACGAAGCTGTTCTCTAGGTAGTTTGGTGCGGTGTCTGCGTTTAGCGCGCGAAACACGGCCACGGACGGGTCCTTCTTGGACCGGTGGACGACAAACAGCGTGTTGCCCTGTTGGAGGGCAAGCGTGTCGGGGGTGCGCACCTCTGCCATGATGGCGGCGCGTACCTGCTCCGGTGAGTACTGTGAGCCGGTGTTCTGAGCGGCGATCTCTACAATCTCCTCGTTGCTCAGCTGCTCCATTTTTGAGTCAACCATTAAACCCTCGGGTCAAAAATTGCGGCACTGTATATGTTGCCCATCCCCGCCGCTAAGCTCATGATCATTCCGCTCCTTGGCCGGGTGTCCTCACTTAGGAAGACTGGGTCGTGCTCGGTCCTATTTTTAATTGCCGGCACCTTGCCGGTTTGTTTTAGTCTGTCAAGCAGTACACAGGTTTCTAACAAACCCGAGGCCCCCATCGTGTGGCCAATTGTTGGCTTTAATGAGGTTGCTACAAAATCGTTCAGCACGCTCTTGATCGCCCTGGCCTCTGCCAGGTTGTTGGACCTGGTGCCGGTGCCGTGGGTTTTGACCACGGATATGTTGCCCGGCGACACGTTGCCGTACTTCATGGCGCCGTGCATGGCCTTCACAAAACCCTCGCCATCGTCTCGCTGCCCTATGGCGTTGGTGCTGCTCTCAGACGCGCTGTATGCGCTTACCAATCTAGCGTGGCCGGAGTCTGCGCTTTCAAACACGGCAAGCACCGCGCCCTGCGCCACGTAGAAACCAAAGTTATTACTGTCAAACGCGGATGGAATAACTTTGCTCTCTTCTTCTTGCTTTAGCGTCAGGCATGCACCCGACTCACCAAAGAACTGCAGGACGTTGTTTGATACCGCGTCCTCTAAACTTAAAACAACCACGCGCTTAAAACCGTAGAAGTTGATCATGATGTACACGTCCATCATCACCTTTAACGACGAGGCGCACGCAGACGCGTCCGTCGTTACCAGGTCCTGTGCCCCCATCTGCTGCGCTATGCGGCCGGCGTATACCTGGGTCAGGGTCATCGGCAGCATCTTGTAGTCGTACCAGAGCTGCGTCTTCTTTTCCTTGCCGTTCATCCCGGCGAAGTGGCTGTTGCCCGATGCCAGTATGAACCCCGTCTTGCCAGGCCGTGACCTTACGTCTGCCACCAGCTGCGGGTCCAACACCTTATCCGCCAGCTTGTGCGGCGGGTAGACCAGGCCCGTCTCCGACCTGCGGTAGGTCTCGGGGAACATGTGCACCCGCTGCGGGTACGGCAGGTCCTCTAGCGCCTGCGTCTGGTCCGTGCAGGCCGTCCGGTAGTCGGTCAGCCAAATCACGTTATCGCCGCCAGTGCCTCTTCTACCGAACCAAAGTCCCTCGTCTTGTGCTGTTGCACGAAGGCCTCTACCTCTGCCACACTGGCCGGCTTTAGGTTTTTGCCGACCTCTTCCGGTATGCCAAAGATCTCGCACAGGTAGACCGTGATCATCAGCATGTCCAGGCTGTCAATTCCCGTGTCCTTCAGGGGCCCCTGTGGGTCGGTTATCTCGACCAGCTCACTCGCCGCCGCCGGCTTGGCCAGCCTTGCCAGCCGGTTAAACAGATCCAGAAAATTCATTCATCTTCTCCTATATCTACTAATGCAGAAACGGAGAAGATTATACCCCCTACTCGGTCGGCCCGTTAACCAAAGATACGACCATCGAGACCCAGTCCTGCCATTTATCGAAGTTGTCCGGGCTGGGTATGCCGTACGACATAAACGTCGGGAGCCCGGCCATTTGAAACGCAAAGTCCGGCCAGTTCTCCTCATCAACGCGCGGCAGGGGCTCCTGCCCAAAGTAGTGCAGCATGCTCCCGTTCCAGCTCTCCCACGTGCTGTCGGTCGCGATAAAGGGAATGCTTTGGTTGATGGGCGCGCTCATGGCCGCTCGTCCCCGTACTCTGCCGTGACCAGCACGCGGCCCATCTGGTAGTCTCCACCGGCGACGTTGCTCTCAAACTTAATACGGCTCTCCCGGTTCTCAATCCGCAGGTCTACCTTGCCATCGTTTGGCCCGAACGTAAAGACCGGGGACTCCTCTTCGTTGCCCCTAGCAAACTTCCTGCCAATTACCTGCAGCGTCATGTTGCCGGACTGTACAAAGTCTGGCTCGACCCGTCGCAGGTGAATGCGGCGGTTTACGCCCTTACCAGAGTCCTGGGACGGGTCGCCGCCCACCCAGCTGATGTCACACGTCGTGATGCTGGACTGTATGGCCAGGGTCCCGTTGTCGCTGATTTCATCGACCCCGTACTCGTGCTGCCACATGGTGTACCCGTTGTTGGTGGGGTATACGTTATCGCCAATTGCCGGGTAAGTTGAAAAATTTTCATTAGCCACCAGGAACGTCGTGTTTGACACGGGGTCATACAACACGCTCACCACGGTATAAAAATCAGCGCCAACGACGGTAGAAAATTGAAAGTTTTGACTTGGCGGGAGCCCTGGCGTCACGTCTCCCTCCAGGTACAGCTCGTTGGGGCCGGGCGGCGGAGATGCGCCAGGGGTTGCCGCCACCTGGTACGGGTTGGAGAAGCTCGCGACGTACTCCCACCCAAACCATATCGGGCTGGGGAAGACCTCCGTCGTGTACCCGCACGATCTTCGAGCGCCAAGGGCCTGGCCCGCGTCGTACCAGATCTTGTCCTTGACGTTGTAGATGATGGCGTCGGTGCACTCGGTTGCGGAGCCCCGCGGATAAAAAAACCAGATCTCGTTATATCTGGGCACCTTAGTGGCCCACACCTTCTGGCGTTGTTGAAAGTTTAGGTTGTCGTACACCCAGTTTATGTTTTTATCGTTGGGGAGAACCTGAACCGAGCCGTTGTATAGGTAGAAACGGTCAACGCCCATCCAGTAAAAAATTCCGTCACTTTCAACGACGCAATTCGATGACATGATGGAGGTCTGGCTAGAAACAATGTCATACTTCCAGTACTGCGCCGGGTTGCCTGTAAAAGACACCCGGATAAGGCTATCGGTAGCCCAGAACAGACCGGACGGGGAGTTGGTGCCGCCACGCACCGGCATGCCCTTTACGATCTTACCGGCCGTCATGTTAACCCGGTTGGCAAGTGGCCCGTTCCAGTCGTTAAAGTTTTGGTCTGTGTATACGGCATCTACGTGGTTGTTTGCGATAAACCCATTAGATCCGTAGATAAAAATAAAGGGGTACAGGACGCACACCCCGCCATCGGTCGTTATTGGCGCAAAGGTGGGGTTGCCGCCCTCTGAGTCTGAGAGCCCGTAGAAATTCCAGACGTTGCCAGGGCCAGGTAAAATATCGCCAGCGTATACCTGCGTCTGAAAGCCGCTGTCGATGTTAAGTAAGTTTTGACCTGGGTGGGCAATTACCTCAAGGGCCCCACCCTGCGGGTTGTACTGAATGTCAAACTGCCACAGGTTATCAACATCTGGCTGGTAGTACGTATCGGCCAGCCATACGCTGGTTGGCGGCGTGCCGGGCATGGCCGGCGTTACGGTTACGGTTGTATTAACGACAAATACCGATCCGGTTACGGTGTAGATCTGGGCCCCAGGCGTCTGGTCAAAGACTACCTTTGTGCCAATCGGATACTTTGCGGTCTGGTCTCCGGTTACGTCAAAGTCATTAACGCCGGTGGCAATAACTGGCTCCTCAGCATACCCGACGTTCATGACACAGGGGAAAGGACCGTTACCGGCACCGAGCGTGGTGCCGGTCGTAAACGCGTCGATCGTTGTGGCGTTGCCGGCAAACAAATAGTTAAGGCCGTTGTACGCGTTTACAATCATGCCCCTCGCGATACCGTTGGAATCCCTAAACATCTGACGGTACCCGCCGGTCTTACGGGGTGTTCCTCGCTGGAACCTTGCCCACACGCCGTCGGTAAACTCTCTTGACTCAAAGCTTGTACCGTCGCGTTTTATCCCCGGCTGCACGCCGAGGGTGTAGATCATTCCAAGGTTTTGGTCTAACTGCTGCGCCATTAGAACGTGCCACCAGAAATAATGCCAGCGTTAAACTCTGCCGGCGTAGACACCTGCAGGCTGCTTAAGTTTGACGCATTAAACTCAAATATATCTTGGCCGCCGGCGGTCACGTTTAGAACGTCAGACGACGACCGGTACAAGCCGGTGTTTGTATCGCTGATAAAGCTAAACGTTGGCGCCAGCGCGGTGCCGTCATTTGCCAGGAATAAACCGGTCACGGTAGTCGTTGCGATGGTGGTCAGGTTTGTCCCGTCGCTTAACAAAATGGCGGTAACGCCATCGCCAAACTGAATTGGGGGCTGTATGCTACCAGAGACCTGAAACTCAACGCTGTACCCCGGCTGGTTTGTGGTGTTCGATATAACGTACAGCTGAGTGATTGCGGGCAGCGTCACCGTAAGTGTCTGAGTCCTGGCCCCAGTAAACGCCACGTAGGTCTGAATTGTGGGGGCAAAACTTACCAGGCTCATGGTGTTGCCTACGATTGAGTCTACGTCGTAGGTGGCCGATGTGTAGACCACGGTTGTCTGACGGGACAAGCCCACCGTAAAAAAGTTATCCGTGTCGGAGTCGTAGACAATGATTGCCGAGTCTGACGGGTAAAACGTTGAGGTGCTGGTGTTGTCGATCAGAGATCCGGTAAACGGCGTAATCGTAAGCGCGCCGGTTCCTCCGTTTCTCACCATGATAAACCAACCCGGCTCAATCGTTGCGGGGTCCGGGAGGTTAAACGTACCGGCCCCGCTGGTCCATACGTAGGCCAGGGCCCGACTGGTTTCATCAAGAGATGGCGCGACGGAAACCTCCACCACGTCCGTTGAGGTTTCCAACTTCCCTGCCATGGTCGTAAGGCCACTGCCGACCAAAGACGCAGCGTCTGCTATTGAGGTGCCGGCGCCGTAGGTAAAGTTGCGATACACCCCGGCGGCGGTGCTGTTGTCTACCAGGTAGAAGTACCGCGCGGTTCCAGCGGCTATGGTTACGTCGTTGCTTCCGGTGTAGTCCTCAACTACAAAGTCTTCCAGTCCTCGGTTACGAAAAAGAATATCGGTTCCGACAGATATCTGATTGGCCGGCGGCAGGCGAATTGATAGACCTGGCGCGTTTGCGATGCAGTCTATGATCCTCGCCGCAACCACGGTACTGCCACCAGGTATTGTGCTGTCCGGCCAGGACAGCTCTTGGTTGGTAGAAAACGTAAGGGACTGGTAGCTTACGTCGGTAGGCTGTACAACGTCCCCAGTAAATGGCGATACATACGTCGGCATTTACGGCTCCATCACGTTGGTGTTGCGGTCAATGTTTCGGCTGGCGTTTTCTGCCTTCAGGGCCTGCATTGCATTGTCGTACATCCCCTTCCACAGCTGGAGCTTGTCTGGAGACTTTAGGTAACCCTGGGCCTGCAACAAGGTCCCAAACAGCAACGCCTGCGGCGCTACTTGCGTGATAAGGTTTTGCTGATTTGTTGAATCAAGCGGTTGTACAAGGCTGTAGTAAATGATTTCAACCGTGTAGCCGCTGTCCGGAATTGGGCCAAGAGCCCAGTTATTGTAGTCATAATCTGCATAATACTTTGGTTCTCCTTGTGAAAATTCTACCTGAACCTGGGCAACGTAGTCCTGCGATCTGTGCAGTACCGGCTCCCCGTTAATTTTCATCGAGACAGTCTTTCGCCAACGCGTGGGTTTCAATAGGGTGCCAGTCGCTGGCACCAGCGTGGTCGTGACCACGTTCAGCTCCCACAGCGTCTTAATCTGTGCCGCGATCTCCTGCTCCGCCATTGCAATAAGGCGAGGGATCTGCTGCACGAATGAGGTATCGTCACGCTCTGAGTAGCGTATCACGTCCTCGACCAGCGAATCATAGGTCATTACGTATGCTGGCATCTGTTATCTCGTGTAGTAGCTGATGTTGGGTGCGTAGTAGATGGGCGACTTGTCTCGCTCTTCGTTTTCTGCCTGCGCCAGCCACTTGTTGGCCTGGTCCTCCAGGTAGACGATCCTGTTTTGGTCAACGCCGGGGATCTGCAGCGATAGCTGGTGCGATAGCATTTTTTGAATTGCGGCTATCCACCGGTTAGGGACGTACAGCTCATTAGACAAGCTGCCGACGTCCTGTAGCTGTTTCTCAATGATGAGCTGAAATAGCTGGAAGTCGTTGTCTGGTATGGGCCACAGATACATCTGCGGCGTAATCTGACGGTCAAACCAATACTGCAGCGATCTCTGGCTCTCAAACTGTTTGTTTGGTAGGTTCCAGTAATCGTCTCGGTTTAGCCTTGATAAAGGTATGTCTTGCTGCGTGTATGAGAAGGACAGCTGCCTAAGTGAAAACGTGCCGGCCACGGTCTCGCGCACGCGGAAGAAGTTGTACTCGGGGGTCGGGTCAAAGGTGAAGTAGTACCACTCACGGTCCTGAAGCGTAATGGCCGGCAGTGTCTTACGCACCGTCCAGGTAATCCCGTCTGAGCTTGTCTCAAATACAAAGTTAAACGTTTGAACGCCGTAGGAGTTAAATCCTACCTGGTAGATCCTCTCGCCGCCCGTAAACCCCGCCCCAAACCAGTTGTCTAGTGGGTCGGACGTGGCAAAGGTTGAGAGGTCCTGGTCGAACAGGTTTGCGGAGTCTGGGTTGCTGGCCGGCAACGCGGCCGAGATGGTTGGCGTCACGATGTAGCGCCAGTTAGCCTCTCGAACGTCGACGGTACCCTCGGGCAAGGTTATGACGGTCTGGTCTTTGACGGTGCCTATCAGCTTATTTTCGAGCATCCACAGGTTTACGCCGCGGTTGGAGAGGTTCTGCAGGATGTAAAACAGCGCCTGCTTGCCTGCGACGATGTACTGCGCGGTCTGCTCCTCGGACGACTTTCCGCTCTCGCGGAAGGCGTACTCGATTAGTTGCCCAACGTTTATCTTGGTCTGGTTTGTGGTGCCTGAGTAGGCCACAGCTTATCTCCCGCGGCCGGATGCCCGCTTTGGTGCGCTAGATTTAACTTTCTCCGGCAGGTTTTTCTTGGCCGGCCCCGCCGCTACAAATTCTTTGCCGACCTTCTTGGGGATGCCAATGTTTGACTTACCGGCCGCGGCGGCGTACATGGCCCTCTGCTGGGCCTTTGACTCAATCGGCATCTTAGCAGCTCCCGCCGCCTGAGTAGCGACCAACGGCCTGCAGGCCTCGAAGCAGGTTGCGCTCCTCGTCGGTGATCGTGCCGCGCGGTGCTGCGTTGCCCATGGGGCCACTTGCGGCCGCGGCACCCATCCCACCGCCCAACGCGGGCGCTGACATGCCCTGTCCCATGGGAGGGATAGCGCTGGGCTGCATCGGCTGAGGTACCTGCATGCCGGGCGGGTACATCTCCGGGACCTGCTTGGGCCGCATCATCCTGCGCTTCTGCAGCTCTCGATCGTAGTCCGAGGTCACGCCCTGGCCAATGATCCCGCCGTCTAAGTATCCGCCGTCTGCCATCATCTCAATTGGTTGGCCTTCCGGCATCGACATGGCGGCGCTGGGGGCCTCTGGGGCGGCAGGCAGCTGGCCGACCATAGACGCGGTCATGGTCTTCTTGGCTGGCTTGTTGTCGGTCTTGGGAGACTCTTTTTTCTTGCCAACGGCTGCGCTGGGGGCGTCTGCCTTGCCGGCCTTTGTCTTCTTGACCTGGGCGATGGACTTTTTGTCGTCCTTGTCTTTTTTCATGTCGATAGCGCCGCCGGCCTTGTACTTACGCACGCTGGCGCCGTCTTTTTTGCTGCGACCGCCCTGCTTGAGCTTGATCTCGGTCTTTTCCTGGCCCTTATGCTTGGCCGTCTCGTGCTGGCGGATGCCCTTCTTGACCATGGCCTTGTCTTCGGCGGCCTCTTTGGGGTCTTCCTTGTGTGTCCGTGAGCTGTACACCGATCCGCCCTCTTTGAAGCAGGCGATGTCTGATTTCATCTTGGGGTTTGATTTAAAGCCTTCCACGTTTCTCTCCTAAGGTGGGTGGATCTATTACTACTTATGCACAAAAATCAGGCCACAAGGCCCGGTAAATATACGGTCTTGCCGTCCCGCTTAACGGCCGTCATTGACTGTCGCTTGAGGTCTTTGGGGTCGTAGCTGACGTGTACCCACCCAGAGTCAGGCACGCCGGGGGTATAAAATTCAAGTATAAGCTGCGTAAACTCCAGGTTGTCCTGTATCCACTTGGCCAGGGCGTAGTTTGAGACGCCAGGGATCTCGATGTCCGCGGCCTGTCCCCGGCAGTGGTCGGACGTTGGCGACCCGCCCACGGCCTTGTTAAGCTCCGGAACCCGCAAGCCGGAGTTTACCTTGACCCCCTTCTTGAAAGCGTCACGCACTGGCTGCAGCACTTTTTGCGCGAGCTGCATCAGGTTGTTAAGCTGTTCCTCGTTAGGCTCGTTCTTAATACCAAGGCGCAGGCCGGTCTCGGACTTGGTCATCTCTACAAGCGTAAAGTTTGGCGATAGGTTCACTTGTTACCCCCCATCAGTTTGTCGATCTCTGCCTGTTTGTTTTTAGAGCCCTGGCTGGACCCAAAGTAAAAAGACAGTATCTGGGTCACCGCCGCAGACAACACGCCCAGTATGTAAATCAAAATGTCCTTGGCCATGCTCTTGACCTCGATCGTCATGAGGGCCGCGAATAATATGAAGGACAACGCGATTACGCCTATGGCCAGCACGGTGTTGATGTTTTTTGTGAGGTCCCACACGTCTGCCTTTGCCATCTCAGACTCACGGCTTCTGGCAGAGTCACGGTCCTCAGCGTCGATCCTTGCAAAATCAACTTCTGCTTGGAGATTTGCAAGGTCGCCCTTCTGGGCCAGCTCCATCAGCTTGGCCTGCGCCTCCGCCTTTGCGGCCGGGTCCGGCAGGACCCGGTCAAGTACTTTCTCGCCAATTTTAAGTATTGCGTCTATTCCTATCATCACCACACCTTTGTCATTTTTAAGATTCCATAAATTAAAAGACCGAGAAGGCCGATGATCAGCCACTCGTTACGCGTCTGGCGGCGGTCTGAGTCATACTCTCGCTGGAGGTCCTTCCTCTCTTTGCGCAGCCTCTCCTCGAGCGCCGTAACCTCCTGCACGGCCCTCTTTCCAAACTCTTTTTCTATCTGTTTAAAGGCCTGCTCCTTGGCCTGGCGTATGTTAAACAGGACGCGGTACTCGTTGATGGCGTCGATGTACATCATGTCCCCGCGGCGCTGTACCTCTTGCTGGCGGCGCTTAAAGGCCACGCGAGCGCGTGCCTCTTCGTCCAGGAAGGCGTTTACCTCCTTGGCCGTTTCCTTGATCTCACGGCCGGCCTTGAGGGCCTCCTTGATACCGCCAAGGGCCGTCTGTACGACCTTTGATGGGTCGATGGGGTCAGGTAGCTGGGCCAAGGCTACCCCAAGAACAGTCTTTTAATAAACTCTGCGGCCACGCCGGGGCCAAACAATACGGCCAAGATTGTTGCATATAGCAGGTACTCGATCTTGTTCATCCGCTTGTCGCCGTCGTTTAATTGCTTGGTTATGTTTTCATATCGCTGCGCGCACACGGCCTCGTGCACGGCCAGCTTTGTCTCTACGGAGTCTTCCATTTTTAAACCTTACGTAAAAAATGCTAAGAAGTTTCCAAAACCTGAGGGCGGAGGGGCCGTAAAAATCCAACCCGTGTTGTTGCTTACGTTGGTTGAGTTTGTTCCGGCGTACCACTGTGCGCCGCCGGTGGCGTTGCTGTCTCTAATTGACAAGTAGTTAACGCTTACAATACCGGACGCTTTTGATAGAGAGGCCTGCGAACCGGCAGAGGTGCTATTGACGGTGATTAAGTTACCCGCAGTACCCAGCAGGCTAAAGTTGGACACGGTCTGGGTTGTTCCAGATGTAAAGCTGACCGTGGCAGGTTGGACGCTGTTGGTAATGTCGTTAAAGGTGTTAGAGCCACTGATCGTTAACGTTCCGGACCCGCCTTGGTTAAGGTTGTAATATGTTAACCCGCCCCCGGCAAAAGTTTTTGCTGAGGCGTTTGTCATGCTTATTGTTGAGGTGTTGGCGTTTAGAGTTAAGTTTGTAGTTGTGGTTGTTTCCCACGCAGGAAAAAAGATTGTAGGAGAACCAGAAATTGTCCACGTGCCAGAGCCCATGTTGAGGGTTCTTGTGTTTGTGTTGGATGAATTAAAATATGGCGTGGAGACGTTTTGATTGTTGGCGGTAAACGTGCCCTGAGTTAAAGTCAGGGTTCTGGTCGAACCCAAGGTTAGCGCATCCGCCAGCGTTATGGTAATGCCTGAGCCGTTAATTGTAGTATTGCCAAGGGTTTTTCCGTTGCTTGTAATTGTCCCAGACGCGACAAAAGTCGGGACAACGGCCGTGTAGGTGCCGCCAGAGGCTAGGGTTAGGTTTCCGGCGACGTTTAAATTACTTGCCGTGACGGTGCTGGTGCCACCAGTAAAAACTAAATTTTTTAAGTAGCTGCCCGATGTGATAGTTAATGTAAGTGAGCCGCCGGTTACGGTTAGGTTGGGCGCGTTTGAGGTTGTGCCACCAGAAACGGACCCAAACTGAACGGTGGCTGAATTTGTCATGTTTCTGGTAAACCCGCCCGTGCCCGTGTAGGTAAAGTTGTTGGCAACGCTCATGCCCAAAATAATTGTCCCTGGTACAGTGCTGCTAAGTGCAATGTTTGCCGAGCCAAAGGCAATTGAGCGGGCACTGGACCCCGCGGAACTAAAAGAGCCCACGCTTAGGGCGTTGCCGTTTAGGTCAAGCGTTCCCTCGGTCAGAAAAAATGTACTCCCCGTACCTACATTGCAAGAGCCGTTTAAAGTAACCGTTATCCCTGTTCCGTTAATCTCGGTATTAGCAAGCGTTTTTCCGGCGCCTGTGAGCGTTGCCGATGTAATAAAGTATGGCTGAAGCGTTGAATATGTACCGCCCGATGCCAGCGTAAGGTCTCCGCAGGCGTAGTATGTGCCTTGCGCATCGCATGTGCTCCCTGTAAAATTTACGTTTTTAAAATAGCTCCCGCTGCCAATATCTAGCTGAGAAGAACCGGCGCTTACGGTTAAGTTGGGCGCGTTTGATGTTGTGCCCCCGCTAATACCAAAACTTACCGTGGCCGTTGCGGCCATGTTTCTGGTAAATGCTCCAGTTCCAGTAAAAGTAAAGTTAGTAGCAGTTGCCATCGACAGCACCGTTGTTGATGCTGTGGTGCTTGTAAGGGCAATGTTGTTAGACCCAAACGAAATGGATCGGGCGGTGCTATTAGAGGAGTCAAAAACTCCAACGCTTAAGTTAAACCCGTTAAGGTTAAGGGTTCCGCTAGATAACGTAAACGTTCGTGACGTGCCAAGTGTCAAATTGTCTAGCATTGTTAAAGTACCAACGCCAGTCTTTGAAACGGGAAAGTTAAACGTTTTTCCGTTTGATGTTACGTTTTGCGTGGTAGAAGACGCAAAAGATGTTGAAAGGGAGGTTGAGCTAAGGGACATCCCAGACGATATTGTCAGGTCCCCATATATTGTGGTCGCAACATTAGGAGAGAGGGTTCCACTAAAACCTGTAAAATTTAAATTTTTAAAATTGGCTGACGTGGAAAGAGAAATAGTGTCAGACCCGCCGGTTACATAAAACGAGAAAGAGTTTGATTCTGTTGAACTGCTGTAGATTGTTCTAAATCCTACGGACCCGGTGTAGTTACACACGACGTTTGACGTTCCTGTGTAATACACGGCGTTTCCCGTATTACTAAAAATAGTCTTACTGTTTCCAGTCAGCGTCATCTGACCAGACGTAGAAAAAGCAACAAACTTTGATATAAGAGTATTTCCAGCAAAAACATTTCCAAGGGACGCGCTGGAGGTAGTAAAGTTAAAGTTGTTTAGGTCTAGCGTTCCTGCCGCCACGTAAGTTGTGGCTGTAGTTTCAAAGTTGTCGGACAATTGCACGGTGTTGCCTGCAGACGCAATCCATACATTCCAAGGGAAGACCTTGCCGGCAGATGTTATATTAACCGTGGCACTGCGAGGAGAAAATGTTGCGTCTACGGCGGGAGAGCTGGACGTAAGCGTTACTCCGCTGCCCATGGTAAGGGACCCGTACACGCAAAATCTTTTACCATAAAAATCGAGTGATACCGGAATTGTTCGTGAACCACAGTTAAGGGTCCCTATGTTGTGGCCTGAGTAAAGCGTTATAGCGGTCGCGGCGCCGTTGTCATCAATGACGGCCGTGTCTTGTGCTAAGGGAAAGTTTGAGGTTGCGGGGGACCCCCCGGAGGTTGTGGCCCACCCGTTGTCGGTCCAAAGATTAGACCCCGCAAGGTTCCAGTAGACAGTTTTAGACACCGGAAAGGTTATGCCGGCGTTGCTTCCGCAGTTTCCTGCGCCCGTTGGGCTGATTGGGGAGGCAGCCCCCGTGATTGATATGCACCTAAAGTCGCAGTTGGTTGCGCTTACGGCCGCGGCCGTTACGTCGACAACACTCCCGTTTAGCCAGTTTTCCGAAGAAAGAAAGACTCTGGTGGTTACGCTGGCACTTGAAACATTAAGCGTGCCGTTTACCGTTATGTTGTTTTTGACATAAAATGGAATGCAGTAGCTAGAATAAGGAACAACGGTCAGGTTATTAAAAACTAAGGGCCCTGACATGTATGAATCGTTTGAGCCAGTTAATTGGAACGTTACGTTGTTAAACGTCAAGCTGTTTGGGCCCGTTAGCATGTAGGGCCCGTTTGCTTGGAGGGTTATGTTAGACGTTCCGGCGTTAAACGTTAACCCTGAGTTACTAGTAAAATTTAAGGTAGTATTTCCGCCGGCAAACAAATTGACCAAGCTGCCATTTAATGAAATTGTTCTTGATAAACTTGAGACGCTGCTAAAATATCCGGCGCTGATGCTGTAGTTGCTTGCCGTTGTTGTAAATGTGCCAGATAATACCTCTAACGTACTGGTGTTGCCCAGCGTAAGGTTGTCGGCCAGGGAGACGGTCCCGCTTGATGCGGAAATGGACAGTATGCCAGATGAATTGGGGGCTAAAGTTTTTCCTGCGGTGGTTATGACGCAGTTGCCGTTTATGTACGTATAGTCGGGGCCCGCGTTGCTGCCAGACATTGTGGCGCTGTATGTAAGGTTTCCGCCGTATAAGAATAGCGTGCCAGATGTTAGTTGCCCGGTAAATCCGGTACACGTAACAGACCTTGCAATGGCCGTGCCAAGGATTGCAACGGTGCTCCCGCCAGAGTTTGCGTCAAAAAATACGTCGTCGGATGATGTTGGGACGGCCGCCCCTCCGGCGCCGCCGGACGTTGTGGACCACTTAGTTCCGGCCGTGCCGTCCCAATTTGCTGCTCCGCCAACCCAGTACCTGTTTGCCATGCGCTACACCTGCGTGGTTACTGCAACCACGTCCCAGCGGGTGTTGTTTGCGTTGTACACGCACCCGACGTAAGTTGTCTTGTTTGCCGTGGTCGACGTGGGAAGCGTCACGCCTATCACCGTAAAGGTTGGGTTCCAGTTAATTGATTGGCTTACGCCGTTGTCAAGGATTCGTAAAATTATCTTGCTGCCATCGACCGGTGTCCCGGTGGGGGCGTTTACTGTAAGCGTAACCGCCAGGGCCGTAATGTTGTACTGGTCGAACGAGGCAACGTCTGGCGTTATGGAAGACGTAGATGCCGTGCTAGACACGCGCGGGTTAATTCTTTTGTTGGTAATGGTCTGCGCTGCATCGGTGCCGGCCATTGTCGTGTTTTCGTCCGGCAGAATGATGGTCCTGTTGGCACTTAGCGAGTTTGGTGTGATCGTTGAGATGTAAGAGCTTGTCCCGCTTGCTCCACCGACCAAGGCAACCCCGTCCTGCGTTGCGGCCGTGCGTGTTAGCACGCCCGACGCGCTAGTGGACGTAATTGAGCCAACGCCAGACATGTTGCCAGAGCCGTCGGCGATTGTTACGACAGAGTTTTGGACTATCTTACCGGTCGTTCCGTCAAAACGAACGATTGCGTTGTCTGTGGCAGACGCGGGTCCTGTGACGTCTCCTGTATTACCGACCGATGCAAGCAGCTGAACCGCGCCAAGGTTGTCCTCGTAGTACAGCTTGCCGTCTGCCGTGTTAAGCGCGAGCTCTCCCGGCACCAGGTTTGCCGCGCTGGGTACGGCGGCGGGGGTCGTGCTGTGGTAAAGTGAGATTGGTGTTTTTCCGGATGCTGCCATGTTATGCCGCCCTCTGTTGTGCGCCCTGGTACCAGGACAGGTTGTTGCGTAGGCGCTCGTCTTGTGGTTTGTGTCTCAGGGCCTCTTGGCCGTGCTTGATCGCCTCCTCTACCCTGCCGGTGTAGTGGGCCGATATCGCCAGTAAATCGTGCGGTAGGTCGGCCCACGCCTCGGGGTTGCTGATGTAAGACGTCTCCCTGTCCAAGACCTGCAGCGCCATGCTGGCGGTTGCGTAGCATTTCTCCCAGTCCTGCGCCTCATAATAAAATTTTGCCAGGTCGACCAGCGGCTCGCGCAGCCTGGGCGCCTGGTCTACGGCCTTCTTGAACCACTCGTGTGCTTTGTCTTTGTCGCCCAGCGCCTGGTACGACTTGCCAAGCAAACGCATTGCAAAGGATCTCTCGCTGTCCCAGGTCGCGTTTGGGTTCTCTAGGTAGCGATGCAACGCCTGCGTGGCATCGTTCCAGCGGTTGTAAAATGTCAGCTCGCGGGCGTAGTAGAACGAGTTGCGCGGACAGCTGGGGTCCTCGGCCACCGACATCTTTAAAAGGTCCAGGTACTGGCCGCGGCTCTTGCTGGGGTCGGGGTGGTGGGTCACGAGCAGCTTGTCCGTAAACGCGCGCCTCTCAACGATCCTCATGTCGGGCCTTGGGTACTCGTGGCAGGGGTGGTGCCAGTGGTAGCCGGACCTGGCGTGTATCTTCTCGTACATAAACCTAGCGCCGTTGCCCCAGTCGTACATGTACCGCAGCCTGGTCGTGTGCCCCGGCACCCATACACGCTCGATCTCCTGTCGCCAGCCGGGCTCTAAGACCTCGTCCAGGTCCAGGCTGACGCATACGTCTACGTGCGGCGGGACCAGGGCCAGGGCCGTGTCTCTTGCCTTATCAAAACGCCAGGGCTGAACGCTGATGTGGTGCACGATGGCGCCGTGCTCCATGGCCGCGCCGGGGGTGCCGTCTGTGGACCCGGTGTCTGCGATGACGATGTAGTCCGCGTCTTTGGCGGACTCGCAGAACCTCTTGACAAAGGGCTCCTCGTTTTTAGATATGGCGTATACGGCTATTTTCATGTCAGCTAAAGAATGATACAAAGTTTTGATCTTTTGCGCCACAGAATATCCAGCCCGTGTTGTTGCTGGTGTTTAGGCTGTTGTTGCCGGCGTACCAGTACTTGGTGCCGGTGGCGTTGCTGTCGCGAATGTTTAGCCAGTCGGAGTCTACGGTGGCGTCGGGGGCGATGTACAGCGAGCCCTGGGCCCCAGCGGAGTTGCTGTCTATTACGAGCCGGCTGGCGGAGTTTCCGCTTAGGTTAACGCTGCCGGTAACGGTCTGCGTCGTGGCGTTTATAAGCCTGATCGTGCCCTGGGTGCCGGTCTGGTCGTTTTCTAGCGTGGCAAAGGTGTTGCTTTGTGCAATTGTTAAAATGCCGGAGCCCGCCTTCCTAAGCACATTGTAGGTCTTGCCCCCGCCAAGGAATTGGCTTGAAGATACCCCGTTGGACATGATAATGGTCGAGGTGCCGGGGGTCACGGTGACATCGGCGGAGTCAACGGACACGTCAAAGTATGCCGCGGTGATGGTGCCGCTGCCGAGGTAGATCCTCTTTGCCGCCCCCGCCGCGGTTTGTATTCCGTTCGTGGTCTGTATTGTCAGGTTAAAATTGTTAAGGTCCAGCTCGCCCTGGGTCAATATAATCCTTCCGGAGCTGGCTACGGTCGTGTTCTGTGCCAGTATAACCTTCGTGCCCACCGTCTTACTGATGTTTATTTGGTAGTTGCAGTTTGCGCCGTTGGTTGTTATCGTCTGCGTGTCTCCGCCAAGACAAGTTATAGTAATTGCGCTATTTGATTGGCCGCTTACGGGCATTGTAAGGTTGCCGTATAAGCTAAAACTATTAGACGGTACCGGGGACGCTGCCGTGTTGGCGTAGTCTCGAACGTTTCCCGATATGTATACGTTACCGGTGCCCGCCGATCGGTTTATGCTCAAGCCGGTGTTTGAGGAGTTTAGTACGTTAAAGCTTATTGCGTTGTTGGCGGTGCATTGCAGGTATGCGTTGCCGGTGATATTAAAATTAGCGGTGGACGTGTTTACGTTCCAGGCATAGTCGCTCACTGTAGTGCTTGTGAAGTTGCTTGCGATCGTGCCGTTAGTCCCGGACACAAGCGTGCACGGGCCGGGGCCATTATAAAAAAAGCGGTCGATGGGTATGCGGTTGCCGTTAAGGTTAAGTGTCCCACCAAAAAAGTAAAAAATGCATGGCGACCATGTAAAGCCGGTGCTGCCGGCCGCGGAGCTCTGGGACACCACGTAGCTGGTGTTTAGCCTGTTTTGACTATAATAAATATCATACCCAAAATACACGGCGGGGTATATGTTGACGTTGGCGCTGTTAGACTCAACGCTAATGTTTGCCTGCGATGGCAAAGAAAAGGCATTGTTGGCGAGGCATATAACGAAAGTGCTAAAGTGTTGCACCCTCGTCCTGCGGCACACTGTAAAGTTGCCGCTTACGATCATGTGCCCTGAGGTGTTAATGTAGGCAAAGGGCCCGCTGCTGCCTGCGTCGGCCGCGGCCGTTATGGAGGTGACAAAGTTATTTACGTGGAACGTGCCGAGGTCCACAAAATAAAACTGTCTAAAATTTCCACTTAAGTTTGTGACGCTGCGGAGCTCGATGTTTGGCGGGACGACCCCAATCGTGGTAACGGCAAACGGCGGCATTCGCAAATAGGTAATAGCCGTATTGGTCCCCGTTGGCATAATCCTAAACCCCCCGGCGTTGAGCGCAGAGTCAAACTTGATGTAGTAGGGCGAGTTACTATCAAAGTATAGAGCGTAGGAATTGGTGGGGTTTGCCGTTACGTCCACCGTCCCGCCGTTAAAGTTCCATTGCAAAAATTGAGAAGCAGATCCCGAATTATTAAACCTAATAGTCGCGGCTGACCCCGTCAGTTCGATCGTTTGCCCGTTTACGTCTAAGGTCCCCGAGGCGTGATATAGGACAAAATTGTTGGCTCCGCCGAGCCGACCGGAGTTCATAAACTTTAGCGTGCCACGATATGTTAAGTTTGTCGTGTCGTAGCTAGTAGAAAAATTAGTGTAAAGAATGGGCGTAAAGTTGTTGGTGCCGGTGGGCAGCCACACCTGTTGCGTCGTGGGCGAACTAAAGTAAAAAAAGTTACCAACGACCGGGAACGTCACGTTTGGCGACGAGAAGTTGTAGATTGTGCCAAAGCAATAGGTCGAGGTTGAGGCAACCGCGAGGGTGGCCGCGTTTGTCCTGGTAGAGGTGTCGATGCCGTTAAACGCACAACTTGCGGGTATGGTGATGGTGGCGCTAACGTTTAGGCCGGTGTTTTCAACCACCGCCGTGTCCTGCGGCAGCGGAAAGTTGTCCGCGTTTGGGGTCCCACCGCTTGAGAGCGCCCAGGCGGTGTCGGTGTAGTTTCCGCCACCAACCGCGCTCCAGTAGACCGTCTTGGGCGCGGAGGTGGTTATGTTTGTATTGCCGCTGAGGTCTCCGATACGTGTCCCAGTAAAGGGTGCCGCGGCCCCGGCGCCGTTGATCCAGCCAAAGTCGACATTTTGAAGTGTTGCGACGGGGGTAGAAATGGTAATCGGCCCGCTGGCATCCGAGCCTATTACCATGATGCGGCTGTTTGCGACGGTCGTGCGGCATATAAAGTTAGTCGTGCAGGTCTGAGTTGCAGTAATTCTAAAAATAAATGGCTGCACAACGGTGCGCGTGTTGTCACACAAACGCAACGAGCTAAACGTGTTGGCGCCACTTATTGTAAGCGCTGGAATCGAGGCGGAGTTGTTTGTAAACCTTACCGTTCCAAAGGTCTGGCCAGCACCGGTAAAGAAAACACTGCCGCCGGACAGTACAATGTCTGAGCTTGCGCCAGAGAACGTAAGGTTGGTGCTGCTTAAAGCAAAACTACTGCTGCAGGCTATGGTCGAAGTGCCGAGCGTTATGGACCGCGTGGCGGAGCCGGTTGACGAAAAAAAGGTGCACGTTAAATTCCAGTTGTTGGTAATAAACGCCCCGTCCGTTACTGTAAACCCAGCACAAGTCAAGCTGCTGCCAAGGGTAGTGGTAGACGCGCCGGTTGTGTTTATAACCACCCCTCCGGAGGCCAGCGAGACGCCGTTTGTGGTCACAAAAGAGTTACTTGTGGGGGCCAGTACCAGGTCCCCGGTCCTGGTGTAGGTGAGGTTTGAGCCAGAGAAAAATATCGAACCCGCCACGGTCAAGTTGGTGGTTCCGGCCAGGGTCATGGCCCCATCTAGGCTCTGTATTGTCAAATTTCGGCAGTTTGGGGTCGAGCTTGTCGTTACCGTGAACGAGCCGGTGCCTACGTTTGAGTTGGCGTCAAAGTATACATCGTCCGAGGTTGTGGGGGCCGAGGCGCCGCTGGCGCCGCCAGAGCTGGTCGACCAGTTGGTTGTAGATGAGTTGGTCCAGCTCCCCGTCCCGCCCACCCAGTACCTGTCCGCCATCTAGGCCTCCAATGGGGGAAGTTGCGGGGGCTCCGAAGGTTCGGGCGGGGGCTCCGCCGGTGGCGGAAGCAACGGGTGCGGGCTCTCCTCGGGCTCTGGGGGGTTTAAAACGGCATCGGCCCATGCCTGGAACCTTTGGTCCTTGATGGCCTCAATCTCGTCCTGTGTCAGGCCGTGGTCGTCTGGCAAAACTATCGCGTCACGGAATACTATGCCGTGGCTGTCCAGCGTCTTCTCAAACGTTATCTGCAGCATGATTAGAACCCAAAGATTCGTGTAATGATCTGCCACTTGGTGGCGGTTGAGTTGTAGATAAAGCCCAGGTAGTCTACCCGGGATGACCCGGATGATACCGTAGGCAGCGGCAGCTGCGTCGACCCCTGGAATATGGCGTTCCATGAGAAGGTCTGAACGTTGGTAGACGTCAGCCTTAGCATTATCTTCTGTCCGTTTGTTGGCGTTCCGGTGGGGGCGTTGATGGTCAAGGTGCCGGCGGCCTGGGTGTTTGCCTGCGTCGCCATGTCGGTCGTGTCGGCGTCCATTGTGATGGACGTCGCGTCTGCGACGGCCACGACGCGGGAGCCGTAGTTTGGTCCCGTGGGCCCCGTGACGCTGGGTCCCGTGGGGCCGGTGTCGCCGGTGGGTCCCGTGGGGCCTGGAACTGTCGAAGGGTCTCCGGTGGGTCCCGTGGGCCCGACGATGCCGGACACGACGGCAAAGATGACGTTGTGGTCGTTGGGGAAGTTGGTCGTGCCGGTGCCGCCCGATGAGACCAGCGTCACGGGGTACTCCCAGTAGCTGGTCGATAGCCCCGGGTTCACGTTCACCGGCGGCCCGCTTATGAGCCAGGTCTGGTAGTTGGCGCTTACCGTCGCGTCCTGTATCGTAAACTTCTGGCCCTGCTGTAGCAGCGCCAAAAATATGTCAACGTCGACGTTGTCCTTGTCGATGTGGCTGACGTTTACCTGCGTCGCGTTTATTTGCGTCGCGTCGTTCCAAAGAAGGTACGTATGGCCAGGGTCCCCGCTTAGCGACGTGGTCTTTGTCTTGTACGGGAAGAACGTCGTGGAGTCCCCCTGTGGGCCGGTGGGTCCGGTGGGTCCGGGCACGGTGGATGGGTCCCCCGTGGGTCCGGTGGGTCCTGTGTCTCCGGTGGGTCCGGTGGGTCCGGGCACGGTGGATGGGTCCCCCGTGGGTCCGGTGGGTCCCGTAGGCCCAATGGGCCCGGGCGGTCCAAGGGGCCCCGATGGTCCCGTGGGGCCGGTGTCTCCGGTAGGTCCGGGCACGGTGGATGGGTCCCCCGTGGGTCCGGTGGGACCAGTTGGGCCCGTGGGCCCAAGCGGCCCGGTAGGCCCGAGTGGCCCGGTGGGTCCTGGACCGCCAACGGGTCCGGTGGGTCCCGCGGGGCCGACCGGCCCGGTTGGACCAACGGCGCCGCCAAGGGCGGCAATGTCTGACAGCTGCGTCTGCTTTGAGATGCCGTTCTGTACGATGACGGTGACCTCGGTACCAGACAGCGGGTTTGATACTGGCAGTTGGGTTATGGAACGATCGGCCATGGTTTAGTACTCTAGGTCACCAGACGTGCCCGCTGTCGTAGACTCGGGCGGTACCTGGTCGTTGAAGATGGAATCGCCTGCGGCGTTGGGCGCGCCCTGCGTGATGATGTGCTTATTATCAATCGCAATGTTCTGGTCGGGCCGTGGGTGGCGAAGCGCAATGTTTTCAGTCTGACGCGCCGGCAGGCGCCAAGGATCGTACTGATCCTTGTCGTCCATGCACACGCGCATGCCAGGGAAGTTTGGGTCTGGCATTAAATCGACGTACGGAAACTTCCTGTTGCAGCGATCACAGATCGCCACAGACAATACACTGTTACCTCGGGTGTCAAGGTATACCGGCATTTGTTAGCTTATTTGGTTAACTGTCGCAATTACTGAAGGAATTGCGGGATACGCAGGTGTCACGCTAGCAGGAAGCTGTTGAAGAGTGACTGTGGCAACCGCCGGCAACCAAACAATTTCAACGTACTGACCCGCTGTCATACTAATAAAAATATTCCAAGAGGCTACACCATAGCCGTTAGTAAAAGCGTTTTTACGGGCCGGAATTGTTACGTTAGTTGCAGATTTTGGTACGTCTACGCCGTTAACACGGAACCAAACGGTTACTATCTCTTGCGTATTTTCTATGTTTTCAAATTGCGCGCTAAACTGAACGTTATAATCTCCAGTTACGGGCACAGTTAATCGACTACCGCTTGCTAATGTAACCCCGCCAGTAATATCCGTGGATGTAAATGTCATCGCGGTTCCGGCGGTGATGCTGCCAGTTTGGTCTGCGTTACTACTAAACGCGCCGTGGTTAAAATAACTATCACGGACAAAGTCGTTGTATGCAGAAATTGTTGATTTTACATTAACGCCAGATTGTACTAACGGAACTAACTCCGCACCAGTTAAAGGCGTTGTTGCGTTCGGCATTGCCGATATTTTTGTGTCAGCCATGTTAGCCTACCTCTAATTGAATTTTGAAGTCATTTTGCTCGAGCACATAGCCCGAGTTTTCCATTAGTATAAAACTGTCAACAACTGGTGTTCCGTTGCTGTAAAGATCCACAACACCACCATTACCTACATTATCGCCGTATGTTGGCTCTGCAGGGTCATTACGAGCACCAACACCAAGAGCGAACCCGTCGCTAGTGTTTGCTTGATTTGCTACCCCGCTAAAACCAACGTATGGCATATTAAGCGATACCGGCTTGGATTACTGTAAGTGTGGCAGTACCTGCGCCAGATACAACCGCAACCTTAATTGCAGCCACCGGGAACGCATAGTTGCCGTCGGCGTCTGTTGATATGATGCCCTGAACTGTTGGGTGATCAAACCAAGTCGGACTTGCTGTGGTCCAAGGGTTGTCAAATGAATGTTGAACGGTATAAGTTACCGTGCCGGTTGCGACAACACCAAAGCCAACATTAAATGGGGTTGAATCCAAATTCATTGGGATGGTGGCGCTGGAACCAACTCCAGTTTGTGATACGACTTGCTGTCTCATAATTTCTCCTGAACGGTGAAAGAGGCGGGTTGCCCCGCCATCTTAAACGGTCGTTTGACGCATGGTCCGCTCCTAATTAAACGGGAGTCACGAGGCCGCTGGCGTCAGACGGGGCCCAGTCAGAGCCTGCGGTTGCACCGACGGCGGTGTAGATGATTCCGCTTGAGTAGTCAACGACCATCTTCCCGGTGTACTTGCCGGTGGTGTTGATTGCATTAGTGATGTCGGCAACGGCTGCCGCGGTCGATGTCGGGAGGGCAAACTGGCCACCGAGCGTGATCGTGCCGGTGGAGGTGATCGGGCCGCCGGTCAGCGTAAGTCCGTTGACGGTGCCCGCCGTGGCGACGGAGGTTACGGTGCCGGCGCCGTTGGTGGTCCAGGTCAGGGTGCCGGTTCCGTTGGTCGTGAGTACCTGCCCGTTTGATCCCGCCCCGTTGGGGAAGGTCAGGGTGGTATCGGCCGACAGCGCGGCAGGTGCCAGGATGGTGAGGGTCTTCTCAGAGGTTGCTGCGATGCTGATAAAGCCGTTTTGGGACGCGACTGGTCCCGAAAAAGTCGTGCGTGACATTGTTCTGTTCCTTGCTTAGTGGGTGCCCCAAGCAGTCTCTAAGCCGTCAGCCGGGAAGTGTCGGCTGTCTGTGAGGGGCTAAATCTTCCTATCTCTACTTATGCAGAATTGCCAATAAAAAAGCCCCGAAGATTTCTCTTCGGGGCTCTTACTGCTTGGCCTTGATTAGACGCCAGGCGTGCCGTAGATGTTACGTGCGTCGTGCCAGCCAGTGGCGTAACGCTCCGTAGCCTTGTAGCGCATGGAGTCGGTCTCAAAATCGCCTTCCATAGATTTCTCCATGGGGCGACGCATTACCAGCATCAGACCGTTCTCGGCGTCGGTCTGTACCCACCATGCCTTGGTAGAGCTCAGACGGGTCACCACGTGGGCGCCCTTCGGGAGCATACCAGTCGACTTGATCGGGTTCAGATCGTTGTCGGCCGTACCGGAGCGGAGGACAGACTTGAGGATAACCTCAGCCTGAAACTCGAGAGCCGGCGGAACAATCAGCTGCTCTGCCTTCAGACGGATACGCTTGCCATTGTTGTCAATAGCGCCGCGGATCTGGATGAGCATCTGCTCAACCGATGTCTGGGACAGGTTGGCGGGGGTTGCCAAGACGTTGCTGTAGGTCAAGCCGTTAGCGACGGGGTGTGCGTTGTTGTTCAACGTCACGCCGTCACCGCCGGTGTATCCACCGGTGAACGCGAAGTTCAGCAGGTTGGCGCACAGGGTCTCCTTGGTCTCAATCATCGACTGAGCCAGGTGCTTGGCGAAGGTGCTGCCGATGCGGATATGATCGCCGTCTTCCATCAGTACCTTGGTCAGGGCGTATGCCAGGCCATAGATCTGATAAATGAATCGGGTGATGTACAGCGTACCGCCTTGGTCATACGAAACCGGGGTTCCGTCTGGCATTGCGGGCGCTGCGTTCATACCGAACAGCATGACTTCTTCGTGATAATTGCGGGGGATACCCTGGATCTGGGTCACAAACCCTTTCCACTCATCATCACGTTGATCGTAAACACCGTCAAAGACTTCGTTGATAATCGGCTCGACTACCGCACGAAAGTCCGTACTACGCATTGGGGCTGCCATTGCTTAATCCTTTCTTTCGTTAATTAGACCGAAACCTTCGGATACACAAACGAGTTGTTTGCGATCTTTACTTGTAAAATCGTGTAGGCATCACCCCAGGCGTTTGTTTCGCCAGAGGGGTAAGCAGCCTCACGGCCCAGACCAACAACACGAACCTGGCCCTGGTTGCCACTGCCGACGGCGGTGTCATTCAGCGCGCAGGTCGAGAAGCCAGCGCCACCGTTGCCGATAGCCGTGCCACTCGCGGGCGTCATGCCCGATGCGGTCTCAAAGTTGTACTGCTGTCCGATGGAGGCGGTAGTGGCGGAGCCATTTACCTGTGCCTCATACACGACCTCAGGATCGGTAAAGACCCAAAAGACGATGTCCGAGGAGGCGTCAAGCGTAAGCTTGGATGCCCACTTGGCTACGGAGCGACGGCCTTGCGAGTCGGTAAACTCGACGCCGTCAAATACGCCATATACGGTGCCAGAGGCGGCGGCCGATGCGGCGATGGTCAGTTCACCCGACGCGGTCAGCGATACCGGCTGGTACTGGTAGAAAGCTTGTCCACCAGACAACGAGTAAGGCGCCGTGTATGTACTACCGGTGGTGTATGAGTTCGTGCCAACAAAAGGAGTTGCACGATCAAGACCACTTGGGTGGTACACGGGCTTCAGACCAAAGGGCTTTAATGTGGTTGCCATTTAATTTCCTTTGTTTGTTGAAGAATGTTATTCAAAGCGAACGTGCTTGTTCGCCTTGGCGGCCTCTTTCTCCATTTCCAAAATTCCACCCTCCAGGATTGAACGCCCGCCCTTGCCCTCTTGCGAGTTGCTACGGACGGAGGCCGTAATGTTCCGCTGGTGCTCGAGGGGGTCCTCAAGGTGCAGCATTCGCATTACTTCCTGGTAGATTTCTTCTGGTAACTTAAAGAGTACCATCTCGTTACAACTAACACAGCCTTCAAACTTGCCTGAACTCATCTTGCCAAGTGATTCAAAGCCTTTACCTAACTCGCTGGCTTTCACGGGCTCATAGCCTAGTGCTAAACGTTTGTCGATACTGTCGTACTGGTTTGTGGTGCTCAACCAGCACAAGTGAAACCCAGGGATTGAGTCCTTAGGTATCGTGGGCAGTGCGCTATTCTGCCACTTATCACGGAACGCATCTATACGTTCCCGGCGCTTGACATCTTCCTCGTTAGCGGTGCTCCGCTGTTTTACCTCTGCGACTCTCTCCTCTAAGCGGTCGTCTAAGTCGCGTTTAATTCTTGCGTTTGCCATGATTATGTCCTGTTCTGTTTATCGTACGCTACGTAGGCCTTGATCATTCGGTTGCGTGCCGCCAGGTCGTCCCAGGCCCCTGCATCCTTGATTGCCTTCACACGCTCCGGCGATAGCCTGATCGTGTTTGCCGGTGTCGATGACGGGTTTGCCGTCCTGGAAGATGCCGTTGGGTTGGCCCTCTTCACTGTACCACCAGTCTTTGCCGCGTAACGATGTGGCAAACGTGCCGACAGACGGTTGTCCAATTCGTCCCAATACTCCGGGTCCGACGGGTCCCAGCCCTCTGACGCCATTTCATTGTCTATGACCTTCGCAATCCGACTGTCTGTGTCGCGAGCCTGCGGGTCATACCATTTATTCTTGGAGAGCCAGCTCTCCGCATTTTCCTGCACCGCGCGAGATACCTCGTTTGGCACGTTTTGCTTGGGCCTGCGGATCTGCTCTACCTGCTGCTTCTTGTAGGCCTGCATCTGGCCAAGCCGTAGCTTTGCCTCCTGCAGCTGCTCGAGGTACTCAACTTGCTCCTCGGCGTTGCCAGCCTGCGACGCCTGCAGCAGCTTCATCTTGGCGTACTCTACGCGAGTCGCCTCGTCCTCAATCGCCTTGTCTACCTGAGCAAATTGGAACGATGCCGCGGCGGATTCTACAGCCGCGAGTCTCCTAGCCAGCTCTTCATTGCGTCTTTCAAGGGAGCTGATTTTATGCTTCGCGGAAATTTCTCGCTGCTTAGAGAGCTCTTTTTTAAGTTTGCGCTCTTCGCGGCGAGCTTCACGAATTTTTTCGCGGTCTTCGTCAGTTTCGCCATCTTCGTCCCCGGCGTCGCCGTCAGGACCCATCGCTGGTTCGGTATTACCGTCTCCACCATCAGCAGGACCGTCACCGTCAGCTCCTTCTTCGGCCGAAGCCTCATCTTTTTTCTGGTCTTCAAAGGGATCTTTCTCCTCGTCCACGGCGACCAGGACCGTGCCATCGTCTTGCTCCCGGATTGGGAGAAGTTTTTCTTCTTTCTCTGCCATTTTTCACTTTCTACAAAGTTTTAATCTACGAAGGCGCGCATGCGCTGGGCGTGCTCGAAGCTTCTGATGACGGATATAATTTCACGGGCCTGGATGGTGATAAACACCACCGGCGATCCGTCATCCCCGGGCTGGACAACAAAACGGTCTCCGCCGTACTTGATCGTCCTTACCAGGTCGCCCACCTTGCACCAGGGGCCCTCGGGCCACGGCTCCAGTGAGTCTGGGCTTTTATACGCAAGCTGCCCGATCTGTATGACCTTGGCAACGGTCTCGTTAAACCTGAGAGTTGCCCGGGTCTCGTCGACCAGGATAATGCCGCCCTTGCTCTTTGCCTTCTCCCGACGCAGCTGGACCAGTACACGGTCGCCTACTACGTCAATGCCCGGGTCGATCTGCGGAAAACACTCCTCTTCCGTTCGGAGGTCGGGCTCCTCCTTTTGCATTACATCAAATGCCATCCGGCACTCCTTTCTGTAGGCTATTCAGCCTGGTCGTTCTCTGTCAAAATCTCGTCTATGATGTTTAGGCACTTCTGCAGACCCTCACGCTCCCCCAGCAGCTTTTTGTAGTGCTCGAGGCTGGTGATGCCCTTGCCAGTGGTAAGGGATGAGTCTACTAGCCGTATCTCGTCGCCTACGCGACGCATTATTTCAGACGTAAAGTCTCGCATGTAACAACCTATGCAAGACTTTTTTAATTTACGCCCTACACCTTAAGTATTGCTTTAATACTTCGGCCCAAACTGGTCCTTGACGTTGCTGTAGGGGCCTACCTTGCCGGCGTTCTTCATCTTGGCCTGGGCCGCGCCCTTCTTCCAGTTGTTGTCGCGGTGTGAGCCGGACGGGCCCGGGTCGATGTCGGTGACGCCGTTGCCGCCGCCGTATCCCGGCTTGCCAGTCTCCTGGTAGGTCTGGCGAAAGCCTTTGAGTTGGTTGTCGCTTGCCATTAAACTGCTCCTTGTGGTGGTTGTGGTGGTTGCTGCGCGTCGATGGCCTGCTGCACCGCCTGCGCCTGCTGGTTAAACGCCGCCTGCTCGATGGCGATCCCGTGCTGCCGGATGTCCTCGTCGGCGGTGTTGATGGCCTCGATGGCCGACATGGCCTGCTCCTGCGCCAGCTGTGCCTGCAGCGCGTCCATCTGTGCGCCTGCCTGCATGGCCGCGACGCGCTCGCGCGATGCGTTGTTGATGTTTGCCGTGGCGATGTTGGTAGCGTTTTTCTGGCTGTCGATCTGGCTCTGTGTCTGGTACTTGGCGATGAGCTCCTGCACCTTCTGCTCCAGCTCGGCCACCTTGAGCTGGTAGTCTTGCTGGTGCTTGGCCATCTCCTGCTGCAGGCGTGCCTGCGACTCCTGCGACTTGCGCTGGGTCTCGGCCATCTGTGTCTTGAGCAGTGCCTGGGCCGTTGGGTCGTTGGCCGCCATCTGCTCCAGCTTGGCCTTTTGTGCCTCCTGGACCTTTTGAGCCAGCTGCTGGATCTGTGGCTGCGCGGACTGGAACGTGGCCTGTGCGTCCATCGAGACCATCTCGGCCGCGAGAGACAGCGCCTGCTGGTCCTCCAGCTTGAGAGGCTTCTCCTCGTGCAGCCCCAGCGTGTCCTGGCCCCCAGTTGCCTCCGCTACGTATGCACGCATCGACTGCAGGTAGTGCAGCGTCAGGTGCTGCTTGATGTGCTCAAGCGCGTGCGGTGCGAACGTGGGCCCAATGAGTGGGCTGCCACCGTAGTTGGGGTCCTGTGCATACGTCAGGTGAACCTTGATGTGCGCCAAGTGGTCCTGGTCCGGGTAGGCAGCCGCGGGGCGGCCCATGGACATTGCTACGTTCTCCAGGGCAGGATTTGCCTCCTTGATACCATCCGGATCTGGCAATATCTCACTAATTGCAGGAACTTTCAGCTGCTTCAGAACCCTCCGGTGCGCAGCCCGAAGGTCGTACAACTGAGGCGCGGCGTTTGCCATCTGCAGAACTGCCTGTGCCTGCGCAAGACGCTGCGTCTCAGAGAAAATGTTGGGGTCCGATACCGGACGGATGTCGTTGTTGGACGCAAAGTCACGGACCTCGATCTCGGTGCCAGACTCGTTGTCCATCTCCTCCAGGTACCAGTGGTTGATCCTGGAGAGGATCTTTAACGACTTGGCCTGGGATCGGTGCAGCCGTGCGTGGATGCTGGAGAATACCTTCGCGCCCTGCTCGATGAGTGCCTGGGTGGTGCCCACCGGTGTGTTAGCGTTTGCGTCGCCAATCTTCTCCTCGGCCGTCGTGACCACACCCTTTGCGGCATCGGTCAGCCAACCAAGGAGGTTGTACAATACGCTAGATGGGGGGTTAAACGGCAACGGCATAGCCAACTTGCGGACGTCGTCCACGCCGGGGGCACCTTCGATCTCTAGAACCTGCGTCGGTTCAATCCTGTCGCTCTGTCCGGAGATTCTTCCTCCCTTGAGCTTGAGCATGGTCTGGCTGTTGTTGATGTGAGCCGCGTCCAAAAGCGCGCGAAGCGAGCCAGTGAGGGCAGCAGATAGACCACCAATAAGATGAGGTAGGCCGATAGCGTAAGCGCCACGCCACGGGATAAACTTGTACTCCACGATCCAATCCAGCTTCGTAAGCTTCTCATCGCCAGACTCCCAGTTACGGTACAGCGAGAGGACCTTGTCCGTGCTCTCATCAATCGTTAAGATGTATGGCGCCCGTGCGCCGTCTGTGTACGGGTCGTCCTTGAGGCGCAAGAAGCACGTGATCTCGTACACGCGCCGTACGCCGTCGATGTTCTTGGTCGGGATCTGCTTGCCCTCGATCTTGTCGTTGGCTTTTTCGGACTGTGTCTGCTTGTCCAGCTCGATCTCTGAGCTTACAATCTGGCCAATGTCGCGGTAGATGCCCTGGTCTACGCGCTGCAGGAAGGTGTCCTCCGTGATGTCCTGCTGCTCGGTTACTCGCGGAGAAGTATAGAAATTTGTCGTTGCGTAGGGGAGGAAGATGTTGTCGATGGGGATCCACTCGCAGCAGGGCCGTTTCTGTTCGCTGTCCCAGCGCCACTTAAAGTATTGCGACCCACCAAGAGGCAGCTGGGTGAGGGTCTGCTCCATCTCATCTCGGTACTCCTCGATTTGCTCGGTGAGCTGCCAGTTAAGGAAGTTTGCCTTTCTGTCTGCTGTTTCAACACGTTGACGGTCCGCCTCGCCCTTGATCTCAGATTTTACAATCCCCTCTGGCGGCAAAAGCTCGCGCGAGCTAGACGCCGCAAAGTCGACGCAAGCCTCTGCCATGACAGGGTGAACAACCTTGGAAGCTCCGTCAAAAGTTGCGCCACCTGGCGCGTCCTTTCCAAGTCCTGTCCTTCGTAGTCCTTCTTCATACTGCTTGTCTCTTTCTTTTCTCGCCTCGCGGTCGACCTCGATGTACTCTGAGTATTCCGTCGATAAATTAGACAGCACGCCCTCGTCTAAGCTCTCGGCCAGGTTCTCGTAAAACTCTGGGTTCTTGAGCGGGCCCTCTTTGGGTCTGTAGTTGATGACGACCGAGCCATCGTCTAGCTCGATGACCTCCTCCTCGGCCTCGCCAGGCTCAAGCCCGAGCACGTCCTCGTAGTGCTCGATCTCGTCCTCCTGCATCATCTTCTCCTCGAAGGTCTCGTTTGACTCGAGGTCTAGCGATGCAAGGTTTGCGCCCTGCTGGATTGGCATCTTGGGAAGCTGTGGTGGCATTATTTGTAATCTTCCATTACGGACATAGTTTCTGGTTCGCCTCGTATGGCGTTGGCAATACCCGCGCCCATGCTTACCAGGGACCCAGGGACCGCGGTGGGCGGGAACATCGCGGCCGCGTTGCCGGCGGCCTCAATGGCAGATATTACGGCGCCAGTTCTGTCGCCCTTGTTGTAGCGTCGCATTGCGTCCTCAATTGAGAGAGGCACCGCGGCACCGCCTGCAATCCCAAGGCCCGGCTTCATGTACTTGCGAGTCGACGCCATGCCGCTGCCAAGCGCAGACGTGCCGAGCAGTGCGGCCTCGTATGGGTTGCCCTCGGCAAGTTTTTGTCCGGCCATCTGTGCCGACATTGCCGCAAACGGCAAACTTGCGCCGCGAGCAATTTTTTCTAGTCGCGTCTCCGGCATAAACTTGCTGGGCGTCTTGCCGTAGGCAGTCATCATGGCCCGCATCTCGCTTGGGCTCATGGCCGGCACGGATCTTCCGTCTGCGTATGACCTGTCGGGGTTGATGCGAGTCGTGGGCATGGGCCGCATGCCGGGCTGCTCGCCGCGGCCGATGGCCAGCTCGTCCTGCAAATACTTGGGGTAGTCCGCGGGCGGCTTGTTGAGAAATGCCTCGGGTATCCCCTCCGACCTTGCCCGCTGCCTCCAGTCCTGCATCCCGCGAGATGATGGTGGCCTGTCTGTCACGATCGAGGCGCCCCTCTCGCCGTACTGGTGGCGCAGCGGGTTGTACTCGGCGATGATTACCTCAAGCTCCTCGTCGGTGGGGTAGCGGTTGTTCTTTTTAAAGAACGCGGCCTTTAGCATGTCAATCAGCGGTGTCTTGCCCGCGGCGAGTGCCTGGTTCTCCATCGCCGAGCTTGTGCGTGCCATGTAGTCCGCGCTTGGCGTGATTGACTCGGGCATGACCTCCTCGAGCTCGCCAGATACTTGCTTCTTCTCGATGTTGGCCTGTACGTTCGGGTCGTTGATGTCCTGCGGTTTTGGTTTGATGTAGGTGCCCTTGACGGTGCGGCCGGTCATTGCCTTTGATAGGAACGGGTCCGGGCCCTCTGGGTTGATAAGGCCTGGGTCGGTCGCGAGCTGGTGGCGTGCGCGTGCCTGCGTCACGGGGTCTGTCTTGATCTCGCTCTTTGCCGAGATGCTCCTGGCGTGCTCCTTAAGCGCGGCTACGTCCTCCGGGCTGGGAGGGCGCCCAAACTTTTTGGTGTACTTCTCGATGGCGCCGGTGATGAGCTTGTACATGTCTGCGCCAAACTCTCCCACGGCCTTGCCCTTGGAAAAGGATGGAATGCCCGCCATCTCGAACAGCATCTCTCGCGGTGACTTGATTGGGTTCATGTTTGTGTGGTTATCTCCCTAACCCAACTTATGCACAAAAAGCAAAGGAAAGTGCCTCACTGCGCGTATGGGTTGGCTCGGGTCTTTTTGTCGTCGGCGTAGGAGTAGTCCCGCGGCGGCAGGGGGTCTAGCTGTACCCACCCAGAGTCTCGCAGTACGCGCAGCGCCTGCGACAGGCTGTCGACGTAGTCGTCGTGGCCGCCAGATTCCGGGAAGGCACAGACCTGGCGCATAAATCTCTTGGTCCACTCGGCGTACTCCCCGTCCTTCTTGGCATCCTCCGGCACAAACACCTTGCCCTTGGCGATCAGGGGCGCCACGATGTTGACGCGCTGTACCTTGTCCGCGCGGCCTGGGTTGTAGGCCCGGACCGGGACGCCGGCCATCTGAAGCTCTTGTATCAGGGATATACCGGCCGATTTGTCCTCCATCAGTATCAGGTCGGCCTTCCTGCCCTTGGCAAACGTGTTGTCCGCCCCGTACACCACCTCCTTGAAGTCGTTGATTACTTTTTTGCGCAGCTCTGGGTAGGCCAGGTGACCGTCCCACGCGTCTAGCAGTATGAGCGACGTGCCCGCGTCCTGTTGCTCGAAGACGCCCCACACCGTGCAGGCCGTTGGGTCGTTGTGCGTCTTCTCGCTCGTGGCCGGGTCGTAGCTTGCGATGACATACTCCAGGGTAGGCGTCTCCTTCTTGGAGGGCCACATCCTGAACCACTTCCGTTTTACGATACCGGCATCTTCTGGGTCCAGGATCTCGCCGTAGATCTCCTGCTTGCCGAGGTCGGTGCCCTCGTACGTCTCGAGCTGCTTGAAAAACGTCGCCGAGAGGTTTTGTCGGTTGTCGTAGGAGCTGGCGTTTACGACGTACACGTCCCCGCCGACCTTGCCATCGTTGAGGTCTACGATGAGCTCTTTAGGTTTTGGGGTGGTGGTGATGATCTGCTGCACCCGCGCGATGTCTGGGTGCCTCAGTCGCAGCGTGAACTGTACCTGGTCGTATGCGTCGTCGATGTACTCAAACGCGCACAGCTCGTCGAACCAGGCCCCGTGGTACTGCTTGCCCCGGTAGCGCTCTGGCTCTGAGCCGGGTATGCCCTGTATGATCGAGCCGTTGGTTAGCGTGATCTCAAAGAGCGATTTGTTGTAGTCCTGTATCAGCGAAGACGGTATGATGTTCATCAGGCCCGAGTCACCCTCAAAGCACGTCGCGCGTATGTCGTTCGACGTCGGTGCCGTGACGAGCCACCTCGTGCCGGCGTATTTCCATGCCCGTATCCCAATCCAGTGGCTCGCGGTGTGCGTCTTGCCCGACCCTCGCCCTGCCAGCATCAGAAACGTGTCGTACTCGCCGTCCTCTGGCTCTCGTTGGTGCGCCAACGCCTCCAGCTCCCACCTGACCTGCCACA